GCCTCAAGAAGATCAAAGCCGAATGTAAGGACTTCCTTTGTTTCCTTAATTCCTAAAACTTCGTTTGACATAATAATGAATTTGATGGGTTAAAAATTATCTTCTAAAAAATCTAATTATTACCGTTCCAAGGTTCACCCCAGTTATCCGCTTCACATTCTCCGCAATGCTAAACAACTCCGTTCCAGCTATCATAGATGCCACCATGTAGGTAATGGGGATGGGGATGCTGAAAGTATTTTTTGCACCCTCAAAAATCATGATGCTGACAAAATAAACGACTATCTTTTCAGTTGTGCGATATAGTCCTTTACTGGTTATCCTTTGACCTTCCTTCCTTGCAGCCTTTATTCCTGTGATTGTGTCAGCTATGACTACAGAAATTGTAAATAGCAGAAAATCTTTGATTGGAAATATGAAGCTAAAAATAAAGCCAGTAGTCAAGGCAACTGCGATAAAGTCGTAGCCTTGTTTGAGAATGTTGAGGAAGATTGATTTCATGTTATTCCTTTTTTATTAGCCGCACTTCATTATCCACCGTTGCAAACTTGCCATTGGCAAACTTGTACAAATCGTAGCGCACACCGTTGAAGGCAAAGCTAACTTGGTTTGTGAAGGTGCTGAGTAATAGATTAGTTGAAATGGTGTAAACCTTGCCGTTGTCTGGATTAAAAATAAATCTGTTGGCATTATTCAACTGTATCTCACCAAGGATATTTTCCCCGTTAAATACCAATGTCCAATCGCCAAGGAAAGCAGTTGAATCACGGAGTGCCGTTGACGTGTAAACAGGCTTTCCACTTATTTGAACGTGCAAATTATTGTAATAATTAATCCGCTTCACCGCTTTACCTTTTAAAATTAATGGCTTTGCATGAATGGCAATCGTGTTGCTTTGCCTTTCAGCATCGGTAACAAGTGCATTAATCGCGGTTAATGAATCGCCAAGTATTTGTTTATTCCCTGTCACCGTGCTATCGCTGAACGTGGTCATGGTAACAATGTAATAAATGGCTCCTTGCTTTTGAATGTAAACTGTGTCGCTTACAACGTCTTGCGAAAGGGCAAGGAAAGGAAGGAGGAGGAAGAAAAGTATTTTTTTCATTTTATTTGTTTTCTAAGGTTAAAATTCTTTGTTCAAGTGCTTTAATAAGGGCTTGTTGCTCTTGTATGGCTTTAACTAATGATGCCGTTATTGCCCTATAGTCAAGTTGTAAATCGCCTGTTCCTGTTGATGATACGGCGTTTGGTATAATATCAAAAACATCTTGAGCAATAAAACCAACTTCTTTAACGTCGCTATCTATTTTTCTATTTTTATCATTATAAAGGAATGTAACAGGCTTTAAAAGTAAAATTTCATTTAATCCAAAAGGACTATTTTCTATTGTATTTTTTAAATTCATGTCAGATGTTGCCGCTTGCAAAACACCATTTGCGTCTGCTCCAATGTCATTAATGCCATTCATTGCCGTTATCCTTACATTGCCGACAACGTGGAGTTTTTCGGATGGACTATCCGTCCCAATGCCGACGTTGCCATTCCCTCCAATACTAATTAAATCACCACTTTCTGCATCAGTAGCATATTGTGACCTTATTGATAATTTAGATATTCCAGTTACTGTAGTTCCAGGTTTTGTGTAGAATCTAAAATTTGATTGCGAATATACACCACTTACAGGTTCTGCTCTAAGTGTTAAAACCCTTTGCGTTGTTTGAGTTCTGAAATCTTGAAAACCAAAACTACCTTCACCATATGTATCCAATAAGGTAGTTGGACTCGTCGTCCCAATGCCCAACCTATTTTGACTATCATTCCAAAATAAATTTGCATTATCTTGCGTATATGTGCCACTTGTACCAGCAAAAACAACTGAACCAGCAGTAAATGCTGTGCTTGTATTTGTCCCCCCATTTGCCACAGGCAGCGTGCCTGTTACGCCTGTTGTCAATGGCAATCCTGTTGCATTGGTCAAAGTACCGCTTGTCGGTGTACCAAGCGCACGGCCTGACCGATAGTAATTTGTAAGCATTGATGATGTGTCGGATGGCAATAGGTTAAGCCTCAACCACGCATTACTTGTTGCCTTTTTATATTGCCACATGATATTGGTATTTGTATCCAATAAAATGTATGCCATTGTGTCAACCGATGGCTTCCGTGAGGTATCCGCAGCTACACCCCTGAAAATAAGCCCGTCGGCAGTCGTTTGTTCACCCAGCGTTATCTTCTGCCCCGCATTCGCTGGGTACTGTGCCAAGGCAAGGCAAGGTAGAAAGAGGAGAGGGAAAAGGAGTTGTTTCATGTTTATGTTTTTAGTTTGATTGCATTATATGCCAATTTGTTCCATCGCAAACCATCGTACACCATTGAGGCGTTGTATTTCCAGCTGATAAAATAGCCGTACCAGGAGAACCACCGTTTAAAGGTTTTACGTTTGATGTAGTGCTTACAACTGTTCCAGCTGCAAGATTTTTAATCATATATTGGTCACCAGATACACCATTAGTCAAATCTAAGGTAGTTGTTAAACCTCCGCCAGAATTTATAATATAAACTCGATTGCTGCTTACTGTTGCACCATCACCAGCAGTCATTTCAAAAAATAAATAATCAGTTTTAAGTGCAGACCTTGCATTGGATGCACTTGTTGAACCTGTGCCACCTTTTGAAATTGGAACTGTATTTAAATTTATAGAATCACCAGCTATTGATAATGGGGAAATAACTCGTACATTTCCAACCACATTGCTGCCATCTTTGCCAAGCAATGATGTAGGAGTTGCCGTGGTTGTAGAAAGGGTAACTGCTCCAGATGCTCTAAATGTACCATTAACATCAAGTTGATGACTTGGGGAATCAGTTGCAATACCAACCGCTCTTGCTGGACTATTATTATTATTTGCAATAGTTAAACCACTTGTACCATTTAAGGTAAATCTAATATCTCTAATATTTGAACTATGCCCAATTTTTAATCCTGTATCATCATGGCTAATAGTAGAGGTATAACCACTTCCAGCCGCTGAACCATCAAATTTAAAATTATGTCCAGCATCTCTAACTACAAACCTTGATGTTAAATGTGTTGAAGCCTCACTTGCATCCATGTTAACACCAAATCTGCCATTTGAATAATACAACCTTGTTGAATCTAATGTTGATGTTCCTGTAAATCTTGGCAAAAATGAACTAACGCCTGTTCCAGTGACTGGATTTGTCAATATTGTTTGATACGTTGACGCTGCCGTGCCTGTGCGTAGGTAATTTGTAAGCATGGAAGCGGTATCAGCAGCAACAATTCCCTGTAAATCAGTAAAGGTATTACTTACCGTTCCTCCGTCCGTTTGGTTTAACGTTAACGTCTTTGTACTTGTTCCGGTAAAGGCTAAACTTGCTATTTTATCATTATATGCAATATTCCAATTTGACGAATTATTTGGAACACTTGAAGCCCAAGCACTTCCTGTGCTTAACGCTATTCCTGCCTCAGGGTAAACAGGATTTGGAAACACGCCTGTACCAACCGAGCCAATGCCAGATACGGTAACAATCGTGTAATTACTATTTAACTTAAAGCTACTTGATACAATGGTAATTTTATTCGTATCTGTTAAATTGTATTGGTCATTGATAAGAAGTTGCCCATTTCGGAACACCAAGATATAAGCCTTTAATTGAATGGGGAACTTTGGCGTAACTGTCCAAGTTAAAATACTTGAGGTGGCTGGAGCGTATTCCTGTTTTAAAATTTTTATAGTATCATTACCAATAGCAACGTCAACAATTGAATCTCTTATTCTTGAAAATACTACGGCTGAATCTAAAACCAATGTGCCTGTACTTGTAATTGTTCCACCACTTAATCCGTATCCAGTTGCAACGCTTGTAACTGTGCCGTTTCCTTTTGCATTTATTCTATTAGAAAGGGAAGCCGTGTCAGCTGCATTTAATTTTAATGCAAACCTTGAGGTAAGGTTTAAAGAAGAGGTATCCGCATCACGAAAGTAAGGAGCAAGCATTGATAAAGTATCAGATAAATTTAATTTGCTATTTATACGGGTGTTGTAATTTGATAACATTGAAGCCGTGTCGCTTATATTTAACTTTGTCGCAAGCCTTGAAGTAAGGTTTAATAAACTTGTATCTGTCAACTCCATCAACACCGTTAAATCAGCCGATACTGTGCCTGTTGTGGTAATTGGGTTAGGTGATACGGTTATGCCTGTGCCTGCGGAAATGGATGTAAGGCTGCCAGATCCTCCACCACTACCAGCACCGCCACCACGAGGAAATATAACCGTGTAATTTTCACCTGCTTTGTAAGATGTTGCGGCAATAACTACGCTTGTAGATGTTGGAATGGTATATTGTGAGGGTAATAATATTTGCCCATTACGATATACCTGAACAACATTTACGTCACCTGTAACCAATGTGTCGCTTTGTGTCCATGTCAATGTACTTGATGATACATTGCTAAAGTCTTGCCTTGCATAAAATCTGCCTGTTGTATCAGCATATGCCTTGGTTGCGTAGTTAGCCAACATTGCAGACGTATCAGATATATTTAGCTTTAAATCCAAACGTGATTGTAAATTTAAAACGCTTGTATCAAATGGAACTCCACCGCTTCCAGAACCTCCGCCACCTTTTACATATACTACGGTGTAATTTTCGCCTACTTTATAACTACCACTATTTATTTTAACTTTATTTGTATCTATGACAGAATATTGAGCATCGTTTATCATTTGTCCATTTCGATAAACTAATAATAAATTACTTCCACCAATAGGCAATTGAACTGGTTTTGTCCAATTTAATGTGTCCTTTGTAACACTTGCAAATTCTTGCTTAAAATAGCCATTTG